ATGTGTCAGGTATTTGGTGTATCCAGGAGCGGTTATTACAACTGGGTACAGCATGAACCCTCAGACAGAAAACAAAGTGATGAGCGGCTAAAACTGGAGATTAAGGTGGCACATATCCGCACTCGCGAAACATATGGAACCCGGCGGCTCCAGACGGAGCTGGCAGAGAATGGCATCATCGTTGGTCGTGACAGACTGGCACGTCTTCGTAAGGAGCTAAGGCTACGCTGTAAGCAGAAACGCAAGTTCAGAGCGACTACGAACCCGAACCACAATCTGCCAGTTGCGCCAAATCTGCTGAACCAGACGTTCGCTCCTACAGCACCAAATCAGGTCTGGGTGGCGGACCTGACGTATGTTGCCACACAGGAGGGATGGTTGTACCTCGCTGGCATCAAAGATGTTTATACGTGCGAAATTGTCGGCTACGCCATGGGAGAGCGCATGACAAAAGAGCTGACAGGTAAAGCCCTGTTTATGGCGCTCAGGAGCCAGCGCCCACCTGCCGGGCTAATCCACCACTCTGATCGAGGTTCACAGTACTGCGCATACGATTACCGGGTCATACAGGAGCAGTCTGGTCTGAAAACATCAATGTCGCGTAAAGGTCACTGTTACGACAACGCTCCGATGGAAAGCTTCTGGGGAACGCTGAAAAATGAGAGCCTGAGCCACTATCGTTTTAATAACCGGGATGAAGCCATCTCAGTAATACGGGAATACATTGAGATTTTCTACAATCGTCAGCGTCGTCACTCTCGTCTGGGGAATATCTCCCCGGCAGCCTTCAGGGAAAAATATCATCAGATGGCTGCTAAAAAAAAGAACAAATGGTAGTGTCCGCTATTGCCAGTACACCTCAGGCAGACCATCAGTCATACCGGGATTAAAAAATGGCTGTGGAGAATCAGAAAAATTCTCCAGCAAAAAGGTGACCCGGATTTAATACAATGTGATTACCATCTCTGCAATAAACAGTTTTTACCTGAAAAAGCTTTTACTGGCGAGCTTATTTATATGCATGGAAACATGATTGCCAGAAAGAAACGAAAATATTGCGGTGCAGCTTGTGCCGAAAAAGACAAGATGGCACACGAACTTTAATTAACTGAATATTCGAAACTGAATTTATGCCAGCAATGGGGTAATGCTGCCAACTTACTGATTTAGTGTATGATGGTGATTTTAAGGTGCTTGCGTGGCTTCCATTTCCATCAGATGTCCTTCCTGCTCCGCTACTGAAGGCGTGGTGCGTAACGGCAAAAGCACTGCCGGACATCAGCGCTATCTCTGCTCTCATTGCCGTAAAACATGGCAACTACAGTTCACTTACACCGCCTCTCTGCCCGGTACGCACCAGAAAATCATTGATATGGCCATGAATGGCGTCGGATGTCGCGCCAGTGCACGCATTATGGGCGTTGGCCTCAACACGGTTTTACGTCACTTAAAAAACTCAGGCCGCAGTCGGTAACCTCGCGCATACAACCGGGCAGTGATGTGATTGTCTGCGCTGAAATGGACGAACAGTGGGGCTACGTCGGTGCTAAATCACGTCAGCGCTGGCTGTTTTACGCGTATGACAGGATACGGAGGACGGTTGTGGCGCACGTCTTCGGTGAACGCACTCTGGCCACACTGGAGCGTCTTCTGAGCCTGCTGTCGGCCTTTGAGGTCGTGGTATGGATGACGGATGGCTGGCCGCTGTATGAATCACGCCTGAAGGGAAAGCTGCACGTTATCAGCAAGCGTTACACTCAGCGCATTGAGCGACATAATCTGAATCTGAGACAACATCTGGCAAGGCTGGGACGGAAGTCACTGTCGTTCTCAAAATCGGTGGAGCTGCATGACAAGTGAGGTGTACTGGCAATAGCGGACACTACCATTTGTTCTTTTTTTTAGCAGCCATCTGATGATATTTTTCCCTGAAGGCTGCCGGGGAGATATTCCCCAGACGAGAGTGACGACGCTGACGATTGTAGAAAATCTCAATGTATTCCCGTATTACTGAGATGGCTTCATCCCGGTTATTAAAACGATAGTGGCTCAGGCTCTCATTTTTCAGCGTTCCCCAGAAGCTTTCCATCGGAGCGTTGTCGTAACAGTGACCTTTACGCGACATTGATGTTTTCAGACCAGACTGCTCCTGTATGACCCGGTAATCGTATGCGCAGTACTGTGAACCTCGATCAGAGTGGTGGATTAGCCCGGCAGGTGGGCGCTGGCTCCTGAGCGCCATAAACAGGGCTTTACCTGTCAGCTCTTTTGTCATGCGCTCTCCCATGGCGTAGCCGACAATTTCGCACGTATAAACATCTTTGATGCCAGCGAGGTACAACCATCCCTCCTGTGTGGCAACATACGTCAGGTCCGCCACCCAGACCTGATTTGGTGCTGTAGGAGCGAACGTCTGGTTCAGCAGATTTGGCGCAACTGGCAGATTGTGGTTCGGGTTCGTAGTCGCTCTGAACTTGCGTTTCTGCTTACAGCGTAGCCTTAGCTCCTTACGAAGACGTGCCAGTCTGTCACGACCAACGATGATGCCATTCTCTGCCAGCTCCGTCTGGAGCCGCCGGGTTCCATATGTTTCGCGAGTGCGGATATGTGCCACCTTAATCTCCAGTTTTAGCCGCTCATCACTTTGTTTTCTGTCTGAGGGTTCATGCTGTACCCAGTTGTAATAACCGCTCCTGGATACACCAAATACCTGACACATCGCTTCAATGGGAAATTGTTGTCGCCATTGTTCGATTAACGCGTATTTTTCAGCGACTCCTGTGCAAAATACGCTGTTGCTTTTTTTAATATATCTCGCTCAAGGCGAGCTTCATTTAACGCCTTACGCAGTTGCAGAATTTCAGATTCCAGTTCAGCCACCGTGCGGGAACCAGGAGTACCGAGCCCTTTTCTGGCGGCGGTAACCCATTGTCCTAAAGTGCCTTCAGGAAGGGATAATCGGGAAGCGCCTTCACTGATCGAAAGTTGATTTTCAAGAACCGTTCTGACAGCTTCGGCTTTGAACTCTTTAGAGTAACGTTGGTTTTTTCTGCTCATTATTAGCTCCTTCTGATGCCATTCTATTTCAGGAAGGAGTGTCCGTTAAACTCAGGCTACCTCAGCCTGAGGGCAGGTGTAAAACAATAATCAAGCATGGGGTTCATATCCATAGCTCCATTTTTATTTTAAGGAAAGCAACTGCTCTACGGTCATGTTTTTAATTGCGCCCCGGTTTACAAGAGTCCAGCCCTGTTTTTCCAGATAAAACCGGAAAGTCTCCAGGGTACAGACCAGTGCGCCATCAGGAACGGTTTCGGTGAATTCGACATTGCCGAATTTGTCGAAGTGAACAACCAGAGTGCGACCATCACCCGGAATCATCTTGTCAGCAGGTGGGGTGTTATTCTGGCGCAGTTCGGCCTCCATGCGGTCAAACTCAGCAATGTAGGCTTCCTTGAATGTGGCGGCTTTTTTGCCCGTGAAGCCCATCACCAGGAAAACGAAGCCGTTTTTGGTGATTTGGTAGGCGTTATAAGAATTGCCGCGGTGTTCGAATTTAACCCGCGAAAAGTTGCTGGTTAAAAATAGTTCAGAACATTCGAGGGATTCTATTTTTTGAACAACATGGTGATGCTGCTTGCCAAAAAACTCAGCAATCGAAATAGAAGTAGTGACGGCGCGACCATTTTCGATGGTTACGTCAGGGTGAGAAAGGGTAGTAGCCATAATGACATCCTCAAGTGATAAGTTAATTAACTCACCAGCAGAGGTGCTAATCTCATGGGTGGTGAGACGCACAGGGTTAGCACTACCGGTCACTCGAGAACCCGGCCAGCCTTGCGGCTGCCCCGCACGCCTCACCATAATTTGAATGTGGCTGTGCATTACGCATAAAAAAACCGCTTCAGCGCGGTTATGCGCTCGAGTAACTTTCGGGGTGCTAATCCCGGCCCCCGTTTTATGAGGTGCAGGTGCACTATAATTCCACCCGTTCTGGTTTTCAATAGCTACATTCAACATTTTCTCTTTCCTTTCATCACCGAAGTGAATTTTGTGATGCGGTGCCTAGTGCCTCCAGGTGACGTTAACCAGTTAACAATTACAGTCGGCTTTCCCACCCAGGTAATGACTCCAACTTATTGATAGTGTTTTATGTTCAGATAATGCCCGATGACTTTGTCATGCAGCTCCACCGATTTTGAGAACGACAGCGACTTCCGTCCCAGCCGTGCCAGGTGCTGCCTCAGATTCAGGTTATGCCGCTCAATTCGCTGCGTATATCGCTTGCTGATTACGTGCAGCTTTCCCTTCAGGCGGGATTCATACAGCGGCCAGCCATCCGTCATCCATACCACGACCTCAAAGGCCGACAGCAGGCTCAGAAGACGCTCCAGTGTGGCCAGAGTGCGTTCACCGAATACGTGCGCAACAACCGTCTTCCGGAGCCTGTCATACGCGTAAAACAGCCAGCGCTGGCGCGATTTAGCCCCGACGTATCCCCACTGTTCGTCCATTTCCGCGCAGACGATGACGTCACTGCCCGGCTGTATGCGCGAGGTTACCGACTGCGGCCTGAGTTTTTTAAATGGCGGAAAATCGTGTTGAGGCCAACGCCCATAATGCGGGCGGTTGCCCGGCATCCAACGCCATTCATGGCCATATCAATGATTTTCTGGTGCGTACCGGGTTGAGAAGCGGTGTAAGTGAACTGCAGTTGCCATGTTTTACGGCAGTGAGAGCAGAGATAGCGCTGATGTCCGGCAGTGCTTTTGCCGTTACGCACCACCCCGTCAGTAGCTGAACAGGAGGGACAGCTGATAGAAACAGAAGCCACTGGAGCACCTCAAAAACACCATCATACACTAAATCAGTAAGTTGGCAGCATCACCTCCCACCCAAACCAATAAGGACTAACATGACTTTTAACTGTGCCGCGTGCGCTTAGCCGCATTCACCGCATCACAAAATTCACTTTAAAAAGGGCGGACATCAGCCAGCAATTAAACCGATGCCGCCAACTGGTACTTCACACAGCAATGTCGTTATTTACAACCGGAAGCGCACTCCCACCATTTAAATTTCACAGACAAGACCGACTCTTTATGAATACCGGAAATGCGCCTTCGTGTTGTGCCCGGTTTTATTTCACCACCTCCGGGCTTTGGTGGCCTCGGCTATACCTCTACAGCGAGAATATTGAATTAATCCAATAAATGGATTAGCTGGTATTTTGGGCAAGCCAGCGACGTGCGCCAGCTTCGGTTTTAAACGTTTTGCTTTTGGTATACGTCATGGCGGTGAATGTACCGTCCTGATTGGGAAACACGCCACACACTAGGGATTCGTTGTTGCCAAGATCGATAGTATCCATGCTGACCTCATTTCCCCTTAACGCCGGGGTAGCGGAACTGTTTGCTGAGAACACCGTGCGGTGTCTTGATGAATGAAATTTAGAATAACCTAAGGTATGGGGTCAAGATTTTATGTAGAAAAACCTAAGTTTTTTTGATGTAAAAAACACAAGTGTTTGAAAGTTTGTGCTTTTTATTACAGGGTGTGGAGAAAAAAGGGGATTATTTGTTTGCGCTTCTTTTGCGAGCTTTGAGTAGTTCTTCAAAAAGCTTGTTGAAATTTTCAACTCGAGCACGCATCTCTGACAACAGGGCCTTTTGCTCTGACTCAGGCAGTGCGTCGAACAGTTGAAGTAACTCTTTTTGATCTTCTGTCAGAATGGCTGGCTGATTATCCGGGATCGGTTCGCCTGGTTGTTTATCTTCATCCCCAAAAAGAAGCCAAGTCGGTGAGCACTGAAGCGCTTGGCTCAGTGCGAATAATCTTTTCCCCGCCGGCTGTGTTTCATCTCTTTCCCATTGAGAAATTGTTACGTGAGCCACTTTGACCAGCTTACCTAATGCGGCCTGAGACAGTTTTAATTTTTTACGCCTATGTAAGAGGCGAGCACCGAAGGTTTCGTTTTTCATATTAGGGAATTCTAATTTTTCTTGGCTTAGGTTTCTCTACGATCTAGTTTCCTTAGGAAAATCTAAGGAGCTCGATATGTTGAAAATTGATGCTATAGCGTTTTTTGGCAGCAAAACAAAGCTTGCCAATGCCGCAGGAGTTAGGCTGGCAAGCATTGCTGCATGGGGGGAACTGGTTCCTGAAGGTCGCGCGATGCGCCTGCAAGAGGCATCTGGCGGGGAACTTCAGTACGACCCCAAAGTTTATGACGAATATCGTAAGGCAAAACGACCTGGGAAGGTGATTCATGAAAATCAGGCATGAGCACATCGAATCAGTGCTGTTAGCCCTGGCAGCCGAAAAAGGGCAGGCGTGGGTCGCTAACGCAATTACTGAAGAATATCTGCGGCAGGGGGGCGGCGAATTGCCTCTGGTACCAGGCAAGGACTGGAACAATCAGCAGAATATCTATCACCGTTGGTTGAAAGGTGAAACGAAAGCGCAAAGGGAAAAAATTCAGAAACTGATCCCTGCGGTTCTGGCAATTCTTCCGCGTGAGCTGCGTCACCGACTCTGTATCTTCGATACCCTGGAACGCCGTGCATTACTGGCGGCGCAGGAAGCGTTGAGTACGGCAATTGATGCGCATGATGACGCAGTTCAGGCCGTTTACCGGAAAGCACATTTCAGCGGTGGTGGGTCGTCCGACGATTCTGTCGTTGTGCATTGATGTTTATGCCGAACCTCCTCTGGTTCTGTTGATTGGGGAATCACAGATTATATCCGGAGGAAGGTTCGGCACCAGACGAGGTTTCTATATATGAGCATGAAACTAATGGCAAAAGCAATGGAAATTAAAGTGGGTAATCCATTGCGTAAGCTGGTTCTGATTAAGCTGGCTGATAATGCCAGCGATCAGTGCGAGTGCTGGCCCAGCTACCAGTATATCGCTGACCAGTGCGAGATTAGCAAGCGTTCTGTGATTAATCATATTGCGGCGCTTTGTGAGTCCGGGCTGGTAAAAAAATCACCCGGAAAGGTGAAAAAGGTAATACAAGTAATATCTATCTCCTTCATCTGGATGGTGCAGAAAATTTACCGGGGAATAGTGCAAATAATTCGCTACATTGTGCATCAGATGCATCGGGTAGCGCAGGAGTTGCACCTGTTGCCAGTGCAGGAGTTGCACCCAGAACCAGTCACTCTTTTGAACCAGTCAATGAACCTGATGTTGGTGGATCTGCTGACGCAGATCCACAGGTCAGTCATCGCGCAAAAAACAAAATCGACTGGCAGAGGGTTCTGGACAGCTATCACGAAATCCTGCCTGAAATGCCATCAGTGAAAATTCTGACGGATACCAGGAAAAAAAATCTGCGGACGTTCTGGCAGAAATTCGGTTTTGACCAGCAGCGATGGGAGTCCTATCTGCGATACGTTGCTGAGAACTGTCGCTGGATGCTGGAAGATCGTCCCAATGGCAGCGGTGGGTTCTGGAAGCGTAAAAACCTGGATTACCTGATCACCGAACGGTGCTATGTCGCTGTCAAAGAGGCGCGGGCAAATGACAGATAACACCTTTCCGGTGCCATACCGGGTCGATGCCGAACAGGCAGTGCTGGGGTGCCTGATGGTAAACACCGACACTGAGCGTGCGGGGCTGGTGTATTCGATGCTGAAACCGGAGTCGTTTTACGTTGCGGCGCACAGGGTTATTTTCCGTGAAATTCGCGGACTTTTCCGTGCCGGAAAGCCTACGGACCTGCTCAGCCTTGCGAACGTGATCGAGGCGAAAAAACTGGATGCTGAGACTGGTGGCTTTGCGTACCTTGCTGAAATCAGCAGGAGTGCCACGCTATCGGCGATGGTTCACTACGCCGGGATTGTGCGGGAAAAATCCATCCAGCGGTACGCGGTGGAAAAATTACATGCGTGCATCGGGATCATGAATCAGCCGACAGACACGAGTGCGACAGAACGACTTGGCGCAGTTCAACAGGTCATTGGCACGGTGGCAGAGTATGCCAGAACAGGAAAAACAGGCGGTCTGCGCCCGGTAAGTGATGTGGTTAACGACTGGATTGATGATCTTGAGCGTCGCTTTTCCAGCCCGGAGAACGCAGCGGGTCTGACGCTGGGGATTAGCTTTCTGGATCGGCTTATGGCCCCCAAACATGTGCTACGTGGTTCGCTGGTAGTGATTGGTGCAAGGCCGAAAATGGGTAAAAGCGCCTCGCTGAACAGGATTGTGACGCATTTTGCTCTGAATCATCGTCTGCCCACACTGGTATTCACCCTGGAAATGACAGATCGCAGCCTGGTTGAGCGCATGGTTGCGCAGGAGGCGAGGGTAAATTCTGAAATTTTTTATGTCGGTGCCAGTGATGACTCGGATATGGCGCGGGCGATGGCGAAAGCCGCAGAACTGGCAGAATCAAACCTGATGATTGACAGCACACCAGGGGTAACGCTGGCCCATGTGATCGCTGAATGCCGGAAGGTTAAGCGTCAGCGTGGTGTTGTTGGCCTTGTGGCGATCGATTACCTGACGCTGATGAAGGCGGAAGCCGCGGAGCGTCGTGATATTGCTTTCGGGGATATCACAACGGGCTTAAAAAATCTCGCTAAAGAGCTGGACTGCGTGGTTTTACTTCTGACGCAACTTAACCGAAAACTCGAGGACAGGGCAGATAAACGCCCCACACCAAGTGACAGTCGCGACACCGGGCAGATTGAACAGGATTGCGATGTGTGAATTGGGTTGTACCGGGATGCTGTCTACAACCGTAACGCAGACTCTCAGCTTATGGAGCTGATTCTCCGTCTGAACAGGGAGGGAGCAACAGGAACAGCATACGCCCTGATGGATAACGGTTCAGTGACTGATGTCAGCGCAGAGGATGCTGCCAGACGTCTGAGACTTGGTGGTCCGGCACGTAAACCCTACGCACAGACGGAGGATTTCTGATGCAGTCACTTTGTGATGTTCTGGAAAAAACGCTGCTTCAGTTCGGGCGGGGGAAACGGCGGAGCAGAAAACACGAAACCAGAAGAATCTGGTTCATCTGAGAAAAATGATTGATACAGCCAGGCTGGCTGAAAAGCTGGAAAAACAAAACCGGAGGTAATTTTAATGGAAACTGTTTTTGACGCACTGAAAGCAATGGGAAAAGCCACATCCACAGAACTTGCTGCGCGACTTGATATCAGTCGTGAAGAAGTGCTGAACGAACTATGGGAACTGAAAAAGGCTGGTTTTGTTGATAAAAGCGCGTACACCCGGCGTGTGGCTGATAACAACGTTCAGCAGGAACAGCCAGCGCAGGCAGAACTGCCGGAAGAAACCACCACAGCAACAGTAGCGAAAATCTCAGAGTGCGATTTAACCGCGACGATTGAACAACGCGGACCACAAACGGCTGATGAGCTGGCTACATTGTCTGGTACCACATCACGCAAAGTGGCTTCAACGCTGGCAATGGCAATCAGCAAAGGTCGTCTGATTCGCGTAAATCAGGGCGGTAAATTTCGTTACTGCATACCGGGCGATAATTTACCAGCAGAGCCGAAAGCAGCATCGGTAGCGGAAACTGATGGTAAGGCCTTTCCTCAGCCCGCAGGTGTTGCATTACCAGTACAGGAGGCTGCAACACAGGAAGATATTAAAACAGAAACGGTGGCGGACATTGTGCAGTCGCTGCCATTGTTCACCGAAACGCGAGCGGATGACCTGGTTTTACCATCGCTGCATATGGCAAACCGCGAACTGCGTCGGGCGAAAAGTCATCTCCAGAAGTGGGAGCGTGTCTGCGCCGCGCTGCGGGAGCTGAACAAGCACCGGGATATTGTTCGACAGATTACTGATATTTCTCGCCGTGTTGCATCGGAAAAGTGATTGCCGGAGGCACCTATGGCAAAAGTATTTACACCAGAAGAGCGGGAAGAAGTGAAGGCGCGCATTGTGGAACTCGTGCGCCTGAGCGGACGAGAAACTTTTCGACAACTGGCAGATAAAACGGGTGTCAGTAAGACCGCTATTCGTCGTTTATCTGGTGCGCTTGCGGCCAGTGGTGATGTCTGGCTCTCTGATTGCGGGGTATTTCCATCAGAGCAGGCGTATCGCGTATGGCGTAAGACACCGGAGAAGGCTGCTGACCCGACACTGATTCGAAAGTTACCTGACGGAGAAATACGCCGCTACGACAGGCGTCAGAACATAATCTGTCGCGAGTGCCGGAAGAGTGAGGTTATGCAGCGCGTGCTGGCGTTTTATCAGGGGAATTTTCAGGAGGTGGTGCTGTGAGTGAAATTAGCTATCAGGCTTCAATTGCCGCTGGCATTCGCATCAATGGAGAGGAGCATGGAAATAAAACCAGAAGATGAGTTAAGTAATATTGTTTTATTTCCGGTAAAAGAGGATGACCCGCGTAATCAGGTTAATTTTCTTTATGAGCCATCGGAAAGACCATACTGTCATCACGCCTCTGTCCGGGTTGACGAAAAAGAGCGCCAGGTCCGATGCAAAATTTGCGGTGCGGTTGTGGAGCCATTTGACTGGATGCTCTCAGTGGCGAAAAGAGAAACCAGACTGAACCGCCCCGGGGTTCCTGGAGAGTGTTTTATCTGTGAACTCAGGCTGCCAGATCATCATTTCCGATGGAAGCATAATAAGCTTTTTCTGCTTCTGCCGGAGGAGTATGGCCCAGCCTTTCCAGCAATCGTCGATTGTTATACCAGTCCACCCACGTGAGTGTGGCCAGTTCCACTTCTGCACGGTTTTTCCAGCTCTTACGGTGTATTACCTCCGCTTTGTAAAGACCATTGATGCTCTCCGCCATCGCGTTGTCATACGAGTCGCCTGTACTTCCTGTTGATGCCAGTAATCCGGCTTCCTTAAGCCGCTGTGTGTAGGCCAGCGATACATACTGAGAACCTTTATCACTGTGATGGACCGTGCCGGACGGTCGACGGGCCCATAACGCCTGCTCCAGTGCATCCAGCACGAATGTCGTCTCCATGGACGATGAGACCCGCCACCCCACAATGTATCCGGCAAACACATCAATGATAAACGCCACATAGACGAAGCCCTGCCATGTGCTGACGTAAGTAAAATCAGCCACCCACAGCTGGTCAGGTCGTTCTGCCACGAACTGACGGTTTACGCGGTCGCCTGCGGCAACGGCTTTCCGGCTGATGGTCGTACGGACCTTTTTACCCCGGAGAACACCGGCAAGTCCCATAACCGCCATGAGACGTGCCACAGTGCATCTGGCCACTCTGATACCTTCCCGTAACAACTGACGCCAGACTTTACGCACACCGTATACCTGATGATTCCCATCGTATACGCGCAGTATCTCTTTCTTCAGCCAGTCATCGCGCTGCGCACGGGCACTGCGTTTATCCGGATGATGTCGCTGTTGCTGACAGTGGTAATTCGTTGACGGGGCAATATGTAGTTCACTGCATACCGGTCCGACCCCGTACAGCTTACGCAGCTTATCCAGCAGTGGCATCACTTTTTCCAGAGGCGGTCGAACTCCGCCTTCGCAAAATAAGCGGAAGCCTGGCGAAGGATATCGTTACTGCGGCGCAGTTCACGATTTTCACGTTCCAGCTCTTTCAGACGCTGACGTTCAGCGGTGGTGAGCCCGCCATCACCGCCTCCGGTATCCCGCTCATGCTGGCGTACCCAGACACGCAGAGTCTCCGGTGTACAGCCAATCTTTGGGGCAATGGAACAAATTGCCGCCCACTGTGAGTCATATTCGCCCTGACTTTCCAGAACCATACGAATCGCCCTCTGACGGACTTCGGGGGAAAAACGAGTATTTTTAGTCATCCTGTTTACCTCTTTCTCAGGAAGTTTAGTCTCCAGGATTCCCGGGGCGGTTCAGCGGCCAGAGAGGCCAGACGTCAGGAAATTGAAGCATGGCGCACAGAACAGGAGGCGAAGCCGTTCACGTTTGAATGGAACGGTCGCACGTGGAACGCTGACGCCTCGTCAGTGGCCCGCCTGTCCCCGGTGGTCATGCTGGCAAAATCTGTCGCGGCACAAACACATATGGCGTGGAGCGATGCCGATAATCAGCAGGTGAAACTGTCGATGCCGGAACTGGAAGAACTGGCGGCAGCAATGGTGCAGGCGCAGGTCGATCGCAACGATGAGATTTATCGCCGTCAGCGTGAAATGAAAGAGGAGCTGAGCGGTCTGGATGATTTGGCTTCAATTCGGGCGTTTGACGTTGAGTAATGAATAAGCCGCAACTGGCGGAATCACAGAAGACCGCTTTGCTTACCGAAGCGGAGTCTGTCATCCGGCCGCGGGGGCGTGCTGTCAGGCTGAACAGGGAAACGGATGAATCCGGGGAGGCCCGGGGGCGGGCCTCTGTTTTTCCGGAGTCAGTCCGGTCTGTGGTTTATGCGATGTGATTATGAATGGTGCAGTTGTGAGCCGTTTTCAGGCAATCGCAGGGCCAGTACCTCGTCAGTCAGCTGACGGTAAATCTGCTGTTCAGTCTCACGCATCACCTGTGCACCGGCTTCCCTCTCCGCATCCGCATCACCGCTCAGACCTGATGCTTTCAGCCGGTCAGCCACCCTCTGAGGGTACTCATTCTCCAGCATCTCATATTTCTGCTCTTCTGCCAGCGCCCAGCGGTCAGCTTCCGTACGCTTCAGTACAGCATGCCATGGTCCCCAGAGGGAGAACCAGTCCGTAAATTCATTCTCTTCACGGCTTTTGACCATGGCTTCGGCAGTGCGGAGGTCATTTGCTGTCACTCCCGACACGCCATAGAAACGCATTTCCTTCACGGCAGTGGAGAGCTGAAGTTTCTCTGCGAGCATGGTCTGGAAGGCCAGGTAGACTTCTATCTCGTCCACAAAATGGAGAGTTCTGACTTTATCCCGGGCAATGTCCTCCAGAATTTCGAGGCGGAACATTTCCCTGCCCAGGGAGAGCAGAGCGCCGGTATCATTATCGAAAAGGCCTTCTGATGCCTGATGGACCAGGAGGGTTTTCCGGAGATTGTTCCATGTGAGCGCGACACGGTCCTCACAGCTCTCAGTGGCATCAGCAGCAACAGCGAAAGACTGCTGTCGAAGCTCCGCAGAGGCACTGAGTTTTTCCAGCCATGCAGCGACCTGTTCACGGAATCCGGAGGTATTGCGTGCAGAGACGGTATCGGAAAGGCGGTCAAGGAACGCGGAAAAGGTGTTGGCGTGCTCTTCATGTTCAAAAGCATGCCATATCTGTGATACATCAGATTGTTTGTTTTCCGGGAACCATGCTGTCACGGCATCAGCCAGGGGGCGATGGAGTGTATTCTGTTGTCCGTCACTCATGGAGAAGTAAATCCGTGGGCCGTGGTAGTCCGGCGAAGAGGTTAATCTTTGCAGGGCTTGCAGAGTGCGAGTCGACAATGGATTGTTATAAATATTAACATCTGCATAAATGTGCAGATTCATGATACTGTCTGGCAATGTGTTCAGCTGATTGTTAGGGATATATAGTGATTGCAGACGTTGTGGAAGTTCGGGCAGTCTGTGTAGTTGGTTTTCCCCAACGTTTAAAAGCCTCAGATTTTGAGGAAGGGGCGGTAGCTCTTGTAATCTGTTATCAAAAGCACTTAGTTCCTGTAGTTCACATGGTAATTCTGGTAAGGCAGTAAGCTGGTTGTTGCCAACAGAAAGTTTTTGTAGAGCCGGGGAAGATCAGGTAGCGTCTCCAGGCTATTGAGAAGGGCTGAGAGTGACTGCAAGGAAGATGGAAGAGAAGGTAAACATGTTAAAACTCTGTTAAGTGAAACATCAAGAGCGACCAGGTGAGGCGGAAGAGCCGGGAGCCTGCTCAGTCTGTTATCGCTGGCTTTAAGTACAGTTAAGGACGGAGGGAGTTCTGGCAGAGAGCGTAGCTCATTGCTAGAGATGTTAAGTTCTTGTATGTGCGGGGGCAGGTATGGGAGAGAGCGTAATCTGAGTAAACTTAAATTGAGGGCTGGCTCTTGAAAAGCCAGACATATTTTCAGTAATCGAACTGCCTGTGTTCGGTCTTCTGTTGCAGCACCTTCCTTGGCCCAGTTATCCCAGATGCGGTGATAATCCGTGATATTTTGCTCTTCTACGGATAAACGGGATATACATCCTAAACCACAAAAGGAGCGGAAAAAAGAAGGATTGTGGGCAGGTTTCAT